ACACAGTCATTGTACATGATGGTGCTACAGCAGGAGGCTTTCCTCTAGCTAAAGAATCAGGTGTACCATCTAGCATTAAAGACTTGACTGATGTTTACGCTGCTATGTCTCCTACAGACGGGCAGGTACTTACATTTGACACTACTAATGGCTGGCAGGCTGAGAGCATCCCTACCATTAACACACTGAATGACATCTCTAATGTAACGATTACGAGTGCTACATCAGGTGAGTTTCTTAAGTGGGACGGTAGTGCGTGGGTAAATGCTAGCATTCCAGAGATTAACACACTTAATGATGTAGGCAACGTGACTATCACCAGTGTTGCTACAGGTGAGTTCCTGCAGTGGAATGGCTCAGCTTGGGTTAACGCTACAGTAGAAGCATTTGATACACAGACAGCTTCTACTACCGCTACTACACAAACAGCTATCGCTACATATGCTGTAGCATCCTATGATGGTATCAAGGCTGTTATCACTGTAGCGGATAGCACAGCAGGTGAACGCACTATTGCTGAGCTAGTCATTACACATGATGGCACAACTGCTGTAGCTACTGAGTATGCTATTGTTAGCACAAACACTAAGCTTGCAGAGTTTGACGTAGATATTGATGCAGGTAATGTACGTCTACTGGCTACACCAGCAAGCACAAACAGCATGAGCTTTACTGTAAAAGCTATTACTCTCTGATACGACTAATGGGGAAAGTGAACCATGTCGAACAATAAAGATTTCAAGGTAAAGAACGGCATCAAGCCCACTGTCTATCAAGAGGCGGTGGGTACTGTTGTGTCTGGAAGTGTGGGGTATAGCCTTGCTGGTGCTAGTTATGATAGCAAGAGCCTTTCTACTCAAGCTGTAAGTATTCAGCAGATACACTTTAAGCCTGATGGGCTAACAGCTTATTCTATACACTCCTCTACAGATACAGCTTATCAGTATACTCTTAGCACAGCATGGGACATATCTACAGGAACGTATGCCAGTAAGAGTTTTAGTTTTGCTGCGCAAGACAGCGATCCCGCTGGTATACAGTTTAAACCTGACGGGACTAAGGTTTACATTACAGGTTTTACGAGTTTATCTGTATATCAATATTCCTTAAGCACTGCTTGGGATATTTCTACTGCATCCTATGACAGTGTTAGTTTTAGTGTTGCGTCCCAAGACACCCCCAGAAACATATTCTTTAAGCCTGATGGAACTAAGATGTATGTTGTTGGAAATGCAACTGATGCTGTGTATCAGTATAGTTTAGGCACTGCTTGGGATATATCTTCTGCAAGCTATGACAGCATTAGTTTTAGTGTAGCCACTCAAGAAACAACCCCAACAGGGTTATACTTTAAGCCTGATGGTACTCAGATGTATACTGTTGGTTATACTAACGATAGTGTACACTTGTATAACCTAGGCACTGCTTGGGATGTGTCTACTGCATCCTATAGTAATATCAGCTTTAATGTTTCCGCTCAAGATGCTTTTCCATTCACAGTTACCTTTGATGACAGCGGCACTAAAATGTATGTTGCAGGTCAAAGCAGTAATAACATCTACCAATACTCCACAGTCCAAACCACCAACACCCTAGACCTATCCACAGGTAACGTCTTTGAGATAACCCCTACGTCAGACATTCAAGTAACACTAAGCAACCCTGCTGCTAGTGGTACATCTAGTGGTGCTACGTTGTTGTTGAGTGCTGTCGGAACTGAGTATACCATAACATACGACACATCTATAGAATGGCCCGGTGGTACAGCACCTACGTCACCCGCTATCGGTGAGACCGACATCCTTGCCTTTAGCACATCAGACGGAGGTACTTCATATAAAGGCGTACTCGCCATTGACGGTGCAAAATAATGGGGCAAGAGGCTTTTGGCTATCAGTGGGTACGTAAGTCTACTGGGGAGTTTTATAGAGGTGTACACAAGGGTAGTCCTGACGACTGGTACGCAGGTAGTGGTAAAATCTTCGTAGATAAGTATGGTGGTAGAAACAAAGCAGCGTGTAAGAACCCTGATGATTGGGTTCGTAATGTTTTGTTTATGGGTACATACGATGAGTGTTTGTTGTGGGAGTCTCTTGTAGTTACGGAAAGAGTCCTAGAAGACCCTAGCTGTTTAAACCTAGTTGTAGGCGGCAGTAAGGGGTGTGAAGGTATGACAGTCTCTAAGGAGACTCGTGCTAAAATGTCTAAGGCACACACTGGGCGGAAACACACAGAAGAAACTTTGGCGTTGTTGTCTAAGATAAACAGTGGGACAAACCACCCTTCTTACGGTAAGAAACACTCAGAGGAAACAAAACAGAAGATTGGCAAAGCCAGTGCTGGAAGAAGACACACAGAGGAGACTCGTGCTAAGATGTCTGAGCAGCAAAAAGGAAAGCCTAAGTCAGAAGAAACTAAACAAAAGATCAGTATTGCTAACACAGGACGTACTCAGTCAGAAGAGTCTAAAAAGAAAAAGTCTGATAAGATGAAAGCATACTGGGCTAAACGTAAAGAGACAACTATGGAAGGTGAAGTAGATGTCAAACAACATTGATTTCAAACTAAAGAACGCTGTAGAAGTCGGCAAAGACATCAAGGTCACACTTGGTAGTATCACTAGCAGTGACATTGACTTAGCTACAGGCAACTACTTCGCTGATACACTAGCTGCTAACACGACATACACCTTGAGCAATGCTGGTGGTGTGCAGTCGTTTCAGCTAGAGGTTACTGGTGGTACTGTGTATGGCTTATCTGCTATTTCCTATCAAACTGAATCACCTGATTTAACAGCGCAAGAATCTACCTTAAATGGAGTGTCCTTTAAGGCTGATGGAACTAAGATGTACACAGTTGGTTCTGGCAATGATTCAGTCTACCAGTACAGTTTAAGCACTGCGTGGGACGTTTCTACTTCTACATATGATAGCGTTAGCCTCTCTGTAGCGTCTCAAGACATAGTTCCTGCTAGTGTAAGATTTAGTTCAGACGGTAGTGTTATGTATGTTATGGGGTTAGCGTCTGATACGGTATTTCAATATACTCTCTCTACGCCGTGGAACTTAGGTACAGCGTCTTATGCGTCTAAGAGTTTTTCTGTAACTTCTCAAGACACAAACCCAGCAGGTATGGACTTTAAATCCGACGGAACTAAGCTGTACATAACGGGTTCGACCAATGCTATCTATCAGTATAGCTTATCTACAGCTTGGGATGTATCTACTACAAGCTATGATTCTGTATCTTTTTCTACTGCAACTCAAACGACATCAAACAGGGGACTTACTTTTGATGGGTCAGGTTCCACTGCGTATGTGATAGACAACGGGTCTGACACAGCGTTTGAATACAATTTATCTACAGCTTGGGATGTTTCTACAATGTCTTATAGTGGTAACTCTTATTCTATTACGCAGGATACAAACCCATATAATGCCTTTGTTAAACCAGACAACACAAGGTTGTATATTGTAGGCCAAGCAGCCGATATAATATTTCAATACAACATTGTAGGCGAAGCCACAGTAACATGGCCCTCCTCTATAGAATGGGCAGGTGGTGTCGCACCCTCAGCACCAGCTACAGGTGAGACTGACGTATTTACATTCGTGACTGACGATGGTGGTACAAGCTATGTGGGCCTTAAAACGGCTGACAACTTAAGTTAATACGAGCCTATAGAGGAAAGGTGAATCTATAATGGCAAACGACAAGAATTTCGTAATCAAGAACGGCTTACAGGCTGGCAGGTATCTACAGACGGGTGGTACTGAGACTGCTGGGAGTGTAGGTTATAACCTTGCTGGTGCTGAGTATGATAGTGTTAGCTTTAGCGTAGCTAGTCAGGATAACATACCTACAGCCTTAGTTTTCAACACCGATGGTACAAAACTTTACGTAGGCGGAACACAGAATGAAACAATCTACCAGTACACTTTAAGTACAGCATTTGACGTAAGTACAGCATCCTATGACAGCGTTAGTTTTAGCGTTTCAGGACAAGAGTCTAATCTTCAAGGTTTTCGTTTTAACAATGACGGCACTAAAATGTATGTCTGTGGGGGTACGAATGATACTGTATATCAATACACCTTGGCTACCGCTTTTAATTTAAGTACAGCATTCTATGACAGCGTTAGTTTTAGCCTTTCAGGACAAGCTACGAACCCTTACGATGTTTTGTTTAACAATGTTGGCACTAAGATGTACATAGCCGACGCTGGTTCTGACGCTATCTACCAATACAGCTTATCCACTGCATTTGATCTATCTTCTGCTTCTTATGACAGTGTGAGCATAAGTGTATCTTCTATAGACACTGCACCTTCTGGAATAGACTTTAACGGGGATGGCACTAAGATTTACATGCTAGGTCTAAGTAGCGATGCAGTACATGAGTACAACCTAAGTACGCCATTTGATTTAAGCACTGCCTCATACGCCTTTTTAAACTTTAGTGTATTAAATCAAGGCACAGCCCCTCAAGGGTTTGTTTTTAGCTCTGATGGGACTAAGATGTATGTTGTTGATGCAATAGGAGATGCAGTCTTCCAATACTCCACTGTAGCCTACACACAAACCCTAGACCTATCCACAGGCACATACTTCTCGTTCACCCCTAGTGGTGCTACTACTGTGTCGTTCACCAATGCACCAGCATCAGGTAAAGCAGTAGGTTTCGCTGTAGAGATTAACGGTGACGGTAGTGCTATCACATGGCCTAGCAGTGTGAAGTGGCATGAGGGTATAGCACCAACAGCGACAGCATCTAAAGAAGTATATGCGTTTGTGACGGTTGACGGGGGTACGTCATACTACGGCAAACTGGCAGGGAGTGACATAGCATGAGTAACTCAAAAGTAGTAATGAGCCAAGCGGCTAATACGTTGACAACACCCCTTGAAGTAGAAGATGTGTTCAGCACTTATTTGTATGAGGGCAATGGCTCTACACAAACGATCACCAACGGCATTGACCTTGATGGCGAAGGTGGCTTGGTTTGGGCGAAAATACGCAACTTTACGTCTGCGCACGGTTTGTGGGATACAGAGAGAGGCGTACAAAAACGTCTATCTTCAAACACTACTGATGCAGAACAGACAAACTCTAATACACTTACTGCGTTTAACAGCGCTGGGTTTACTTTGGGATCAGATGCTTCTTACAATGCAAGCGGCTATGATTTCGCCTCTTGGACATTCCGCAAAGCCCCTAAGTTCTTTGATGTTCAAACCTGGAGCGGAGACTCAACATCTGGTCGTGCTATACCACATAACCTTGGTACGACTCCTGGAATGATTATAGTAAAATGGTACGACGGTACGCAAAACTGGGCAGTATGGCACAAGGATTTAGCCGCAGGAACCTTTTTGCTTCTGAACGAAACAAATTCAGTTGTAACTAATTCCAATGTGTTCACCACAACATCTCCTACTGACAGTGTGTTTTACGTTGGTGCAGACTATGCAACAAACGGAACAAGCGCAAACTACGTAGCCTACCTATTCGCCCACAACGATGGTGACGGTGAGTTCGGCCCTGATGGTGATGCTGATATTATCAAGTGTGGGAGTTACACTGGTAATGGTTCATCACAGCATATTGATTTGGGTTTTGAGCCTCAGTTTGTTTTGATAAAAAGAGCATCTGGAGGAACTTCCTCTTGGCTTTTGCATGACACTATGCGTGGAATAGCAACAGGCGGCAATGATACTTATTTAAAACCAGACACTTCCGATGCTGAGGTAACTACAGGTACAAGTGTTCTTGATGTAACATCAACGGGTTTTCATCTGCCTTATAGTGGAACAAGCTATAACGCTTCAGGTTCAACCTACATCTACATCGCCATTCGCCGTGGTACTAAAGTGCCTGAGAGTGGAACTGAGGTGTTTGCTGTGGATACTCAGAACAGCACATCAGGTTCACCTGCTATGAAGTCTGCCTTCCCTGTTGATATGGCAACACTTCACTACACTACAAACACGTTAGATAAATTCATCACAAGTAGACTTACGCAAGGAGAACGCTTAGAAACTAGTAGTACAGATGCAGAAGCAATCGCATCTGAATACCAGTTTGATTATTCTAATGGTTGGTGGGTGCAGAGCGGCACTAACAGCACTAGAATATCGCACATGTGGAAGCGTGCGCCTAACTTCTTCGACGTAGTTACTTACACGGGGGATGGCACGTCAGGACGTACTGTAAGCCATAACCTTGGTGTTGCACCTGAGATGATGTGGGTGAAGTGTAGAACCTCAAGCGGCAGAGCGTGGGAGGTGTACCACTCAGGAGTTGCAGCGGACGCTGAAACGGATTATTTACGTTTAAACTCAACTCAAGCAGTTCTTGATGATGCACGTTTTTGGCAAGACACTAAGCCAACTGAATCTGTTTTCACACTTGGGTTTTTAGGTGGGGTAAACGCCTCTGGTGATGACTACATCGCCTACCTATTTGCAAGCCTTGCTGGTATATCCAAAGTGGGTAGCTACACGGGTAATGGCTCAAGCCAGACTATCGACTGTGGCTTTAGTAGTGGTGCTAGGTTCATCCTCATCAAGCGCACTGACAGCACAGGCGACTGGTATGTCTGGGACACTGAACGTGGTATTGTCGCAGGTAATGACCCACACTTGAGCCTAAACACTACGGCTGCTCAGGTAACGTCTGACGATAGCATTGATCCAGATAGCAGTGGCTTCATTGTTAATCAGGTTGCAGCTACAAACATCAACGTATCGTCTGCTGAATACATCTTCTACGCAATCGCATAACACAATAGCAATACACAAGGAGAACACAACATGTATGCTAAAATCAATAGTGGAACAGTAGTAAAGTTCCCGTACACATTCGGTGATCTACGCAAGGATAACCCTAACGTGTCGTTCCCTAAGAACATCACACAGGGAATCATGCAGAAGTATGGCATGGTAGGTGTCCTAGAAGGGCCAAAGCCTACACCTACAGCTTACCAGACGGTTAAGCGTAATGCTCTACCCACACGCCCTGTCATCGGTCAGTACACAGCAGATGATGCACCTATGCCTGACATGGTAGGCGAAGACATTATCGCTGGTTACTGGATGATTGGCTATACTGCTGTAGATATGTTTGCTGACACTACTGAGCTAGACGAAGATGGCAACGAAGTAACAACCACTAAAGCTGAACATGAAGCTGCTTACCAAGCTACACTTGATGCTAAGGCTGCTATAGCTAACCGCAAGACACGTGATGGCTTGCTTGCTGAAACAGACTGGATGGCACTCTCTGATGTAACTATGTCTGCTGAAATGACTACGTACCGTCAGGCACTGCGTGACATTACTGCACACGCTAACTGGCCCCACCTTAGTGATGCTGACTGGCCTACTAAGCCTTAATAAAGCTTGACATTCCAGTAGATATAAGGTAAAACTATGAGTGACATCAACCTCACACCAGATGAACTAGAGGCGATGCTGGATCGTGCAGCACGGCGGGGGGCTAAAGAAGCCCTGCGCTCTATCGGTCTACTAGATGATGATGCACATAAAGACATCACAGAAATGCGGGGCTTGCTTGAGGCATGGCGTGATACTCGTAAGTCTATCTGGTCTACAGTGATACGTATAATCACTACTGCAGTACTTGTATTCATTGCTGGTGCTGTCTGGATGAATCTAGGTAAGTAAGCAGTGCTAACAAGCGAAGCGAACAAGGTAAAACATTATGGCTAAGACATTTGGTGGCTTCACACCAC